TCTCAGGGTCTGTTTTATATACACTATCAAACTCTTCTCTTACGATAGGCTCTAATATACTATTAGTCCTGTTTATCTGTTGTTTTAGGTTTTGTTTGTACCTGTTGGTAGCCACAAGCTCTTCATTAGCTTCTAATAGTAATTGAGATAGCAATACTGATTTTAGGTATGCAATCTGTTCTTTGGTTGTTTGTTTTTTGCTCATAATATTTAATTTTAAGTTTCTCCTTTTAATAATAATTGTGCGAATAAAAGGTTTTTTATTGTGCAAATTTAGTTATTTGAATAAGGTGTGAGGACTTTCTGTATTCCAGTGTTTAATATTTACTTAAAAAATGGGTGGCTCTCCTCAAGCGTATGCATCCGCTCTTTACATATCATACCAACAAGTTTTTTCCTTATTCATTTACTTTTGTTTAATATTTACTTATTATTCCTTCTATATTCTTAAACCTATAACCTAATTGCTCTCTCATAAACGTTCTTCTAATACCATCGTCTCTTTTTACTGTGTCTTTACAATCCTTAACTTTATCGAAGTAATGAGGTTGCTTTAAATCAAATGTAGAGATAGTTTCTACTACTCTGTATATTCTATTAGTGTCTAGGCATTTAAACTTCATAAACCTAATACTTAACTTCTCGTCTAAAATATTCATAGTTAAATCTCTTACGCAAATATAAGTAAAATTATTTATTATAGCAAAAATTAACACAAAAAAAATAAATTAAGTTATCTTAGTATAACAATATTTATTTATGGAGTTTGATATACCTACAAGTTTAAGGCAAATTAAGTTAAGTCAATGGCAAAGATATATTAATATCTACGAAAAGAATAAGGATGATAAAAATGCTACCGAATTTCTAAACAAAAAAATATTAGAGATATTCTGTGGTGTAAAGTTATCAGACATTGATAAGATAGGTTTAAATGTGTTTGATGAGACTTTAGAACATTTATCATATGTTTTAAATCAAAAAGCTGAACTCGTACATAAGTTTAGTTTAAAAGGAGCTGATGGTGTTGTTGTTGAGTTTGGTCTGATACCTAACTTTGATAAGATGAGTTATGGTGAGTTTATAGACTTAGAGAAATATATGTTTGATAATGATAACTACCATAAAGCAATGGCAGTTCTTTACAGACCTATTAAGTTCAAGAGCAAGGATAAATATCTCATACACGATTACAAGGGTACAGAGTATATGGCTGATGTAATGAGAGATGCTCCATTAGATGCTGCACTTAGTGCAAGGGTTTTTTTTTATCGTTTAGCGACAAAATTAGGGAATTATACGATGGCTTATACACTCAAAGAGTTACAGAAGAAACAGGAGGGATGTCAGGACAAGCTTTCGGTAGAAAATGGGGAGACTATCAAGCAATATTTACTCTCGCTGGAGAAGATGTTAGAAGAATCGGAGAAGTTACAGGACTTCCCTTACATCAATGTTTAATGTATTTAGAATTTATAAAGGAAAAATCAGAATTAGAGAGTAAAATATTAAAACAAAAAATAAAATGACACACATTTACGACATATTAAACGTTATAAAAGATGAGCTGTTGTCAAATCCATCAGTTAATACTGTTACTTACGGTGATATAACTGATGTTGATTTAGATAAGACAACTATGTTCCCTTTATCACATATACTTATAGATGGCGCTAACTACAGGGGAAATACAGTTGTTTTTGATATTAAGGTGCTTTGTTCTGATATAGTTGATTACAATACTAAAAAATCTGATTACGAACTGTTCTATGGTAATGACAACTTACAAGATGTTTTAAATACTCAGTTTCAAGTTGTAAATTCTTTAATAATGAAGTTGATGAGAGGCGATTTGTTTGAAGCTAATTATCAAGTAACAACACAGCCTGTTGCACAGCCATTTAAAGAACGTTTTAGTAATGAGTTAGCTGGTTGGAGTGTAGATATATCAATAGAAGTTCCTAATGGCATAAGTATCTGTTAATGGAGGGAGATAATCTAAAATTAGCCTTGAGAAAGGTTGGTAAGCTAATTAGAAAGAATCTAAAGCAAGAGGCTAAGAATGATGGATTTAAGGCTTCTGGAAAGTTAGATAGGTCTTTTGCATACAGGGTTGAAGACGATGAGTTATACATATTTGCAGAGCAGTATGCAAATGCTTTGTCTGATGGTATAAGTACAGGTGGTGGTTCAGATAAAGAAGGTTTTAACAGATTGCAGAGCAATATAATTAGATGGGCAAAGATAAAAGGTATAAGACCTCAGATTAGAGACAAAAAAGGTAGATTTAGAAAAGTGTCTGACAATACTTGGAAGTCTTTAGGTTATGTTTTATCGAGAAGTATAAGAAGAAGAGGTATCTCTGAAAGATTTGGATATAAAGGTAGTGGTTTTATAAGTTTAGTACAAGAACAAACAAAAGAACAAATAAAAACAATATTAAAAGAGGGTTACAGAAAAGATATACTGTTAAACCTTAATGAATTAAAATCAATTAACTAATGGCAATACAAGCAAGAAGTCCACATTTTGAAACTATTACATCTATTACAACCATATCTTATGGTATATTGCAAATATATATTTGGACAGGGGATGAAAACACTGTTCCATCATCACCTGAATATACTTTAAGGAAATCGGTAGTTACAACAAGTGGGTTATCAACAATAATATTTGAAACTGCTGAATTAATAAGAGATTATTTAAACGTAACGTTTAACGGAGATTATAGTGGTCAGGGTGTATGGGTTAAGCATACATTGACTATTTACGATTCTTCTGATTCAGTGATAACAACAAGAAATACCACAAATATTGCTTTTGATGGTTATAATTATTTTGAGGAATCAAGTGCTTCTTCGCCTTTAATGATTACAAATAAGAAACTGTTTGTTTTAGAAGATAATGCCTTTAGAATTCCTATATACACGGAATCAAATCCAACAGTTACTTTCTTAAAGGACAATGAAATTGTATCAACTCAGACGTTTACATCAAGTAGTCAAAGTTCAGAGCAAATAAAATATGTTTCCATATATGGAAACTCTACTAATTGGGATTCATTCAAAGAAAGGGTTTTAGAAAGTGGTGGTACAAGTTTTGAGCCAAACAAATGTTTAGAAGCGTACTTTAATGAATATTCAATAGGAGCAGTAGATAAAATAGTTATATCAGACAGTAGTGGTATCGAAACTATAAATGTAGAGATTTTAGAAGAATGTAAATACGAGCCTAAAAAGGTAACGTTTGTAAATAAGTTTGGTGCTTTACAAGATATGTATTTCTTTAAGAAGTCTGTAGAGAGAATGAATGTTAGTAAAGAATCTTACAAGTCAAATATATTAACCACAATTTCTGGTGTAACAGGTTACTCTGTCGATAATCACGTTTACAGAGATTTTAATGTGATGGGGAAGGAATCTGTTACGTTAAGCAGTGGGTTTTTAAGTGAAGATTACAATGAAGTATTTAAGCAAATGATGTTGTCCGAGAAGGTGTGGGTTACTAATATAACTGATAAAGGGGAACAAGTGTTGCCAATAAATGTTAAAACAAGTGATATTACATACAAGACATCATTAAATGATAAGTTAGTAGATTACACATTTGACTTTGATAAATCATTTGATACTATAAATAACATTAGATAGATGCAAATAACTCAATTATATATAGAGGGTCAAAGAGCTGATATGTTTGATGACGTTAATATTAGTATTACTGATACTGTAAAGAACGTTAAAGATATTAGTAAGGTTTTTACAGCTTATTCACAAACATTTAGCATTCCTGCAAGTAAAGTTAATAACAAGATATTTAAACATTATTACAATAATGATATTCAAGATGGTTTTGATGCAAGGGTTTTAGTGTCTGCAAGTATAGAGTTAAATTCTATACCTTTTAAAAATGGCTATATCAAACTTGAAGGGGTTGATTTAAAAAACAATGTTGCACATACATATAGGGTAACTTTTTTCGGTAATACAATTACTCTAAAAGAATTATTGGGTGATGATAAGTTATCTGGTCTAACATCCCTAACGGATTTAAGTAAAACATACGATGCTGTAAACGTAAAAGCCTCTCTACAAGCAGACCCAACCACAAACGATGTAATTGTACCCTTAATTTCGCATACACAACAATTAAGGTATGATTCACATAGTTCAGCGAATTATGCTGGAAATGTTGCTTGGGATGAAGGGAATGTAAAAGGAGTATTATATTCGGATTTAAAATACGCTATTCGTTTACATAAAATAATTGAGGCTATTGAAACAAAATACTCAATTACATTTAGTAATGATTTTTTTGTAAATACAAATGCGCCTTATTATAATTTGTTTATGTGGTTGCATAGAAAAAAAGGAAAGGTAGAAAATTTAAGCGGATTAAACGAAAGTTTAATAGATGGTTTTGCTAATGATGCTGATGCGAATACTAACTCTTCGATGTATGACAATGCTTTAGAATTATTTTTGTATTCTCCAACAGAATTTATTTATTCTGATATAAGGCTTAATAGTACTACATCAAGTACAAATCCTTATAGAATTTCAATTAGAAAAAATGGTGTTGAGGTTGCTAATAGTGGGGACATTACATCTGGCTCACAAGCTATAACAAGTGTTCCTCGTGATGAGATAGAAGAAGGCGCACTTTATACTGCATATATTCAATCTGACTTTAGTCCAACTTTTTCAGACATTCGGTTTGAAGTAATAAAATATGATTATACAGACCCTGTAAATCCAATCTTCTACACAAAAAATTATACAATAACTAACTATTCATATATAAGTTCATTTGAATTCGATATTACTCAGCAGATTCCAGATATGAAGGTAATTGATTTTTTAACTGGATTATTTAAAATGTTTAATCTTACAGCTTATGTTGATAAATCTACAAATGAAATTATAGTAAAGACGTTAGATAGTTTTTATAGTAGTGGCTCTTCTTATGACATAACTAAATATATAGATGTTAATAATAGTCAAGTCAATGTAGCTTTACCATATCGTGAAATAAATTTCCAACACGAAGATACAAAAACATTTTTAGCCGCATTCCATCAACAGAAATTCAATAAAACGTGGGGTAAATCAGAATACACTGGTTCAATAAAATTAGATGGTGGTATTTATAAACTTAAAACACCATTTGCACAAATGAAATACGAAAGGTTAATTGATGAAAATGATGGAATAACAGCTACAACTGTTCAATATGGTTGGTTTGTTGATGATAATCAAGAATCTTATGTAGGTAAACCTTTGTTATTTTATCCAATAAGACAAGTAAATCAAAATTCTATTGCTTTTTTGAATTCTGAAACAGACCAAGATGAAGTAGACACTTATAATATACCATCAAACAGCGTAGCATTATCATCTTCTACAAGCTCGTATAATATGAATTTTTATAAAGAATATAATGAATATGCTTTTTTAAACACACCTCCAGATACTGGATTTACAAATACATTGTTTCAAGCGTATTATAGAAATTATATAACAAGTGTGTTTAGTGCTTCAAATAGAATAACAAAAGTATCTGCTTATCTTCCTTTAAGGATACTGTACAAATACACATTGGCAGATAGATTCGTTATCTCAGGTAAGAGTTATAAGATTAATTCAATAGAAACGGATTTTTATACAGGTAAATCAGAAATAGAACTATTAATCGACATATAATGATAAGACAAACATTAGAATTACTTAGGGATAAAGAATGGTTAATTGAAGATAAGGATATTAATATAGCTAAAGGTTTATATGAAATGCCTTCAAACTTTAAAGAATTAAAAACAAGTATAAAAAGAAAAAGACTAACAAATGGCAAATAGTTCAGAAAATATTGTTTATAAAATTACTGTAGATGCAGAATTAGGAGTAGCTACAGTAAGAAATCTTAAAGGTCAAATTGTAGCAACAAAAGTACCTGTACAAGAACTTAGAAAAGAGTTTGGTAATTTTGCTAAAACAGTTGATTCAACTAAATTTAATACGTTTAAAAAAGGGTTAGATAGTGTGGTAAAATCTAATCAAAACCTAAGAACTGCATCAGGGGGTGCTACCTCATCTGTAATGGAACTTGGTAGGGTTATTTCAGATGCACCTTATGGTATTCGTGGTATGGCGAATAACATTACTCAGTTGGTTTCTCAAATGGGTTTTGCAGTAAAAACATCAGGTAGTTTGACACTCGCATTAAAGGATATGTGGAAAGCTCTTATGGGTCCCCTTGGTATTGTTTTAGCTATTACTACTGCGGTATCTGCTCTTGACTTTTTTGCTGGTGGTCAAAAGAAATCGGAAAAAGCAACAAGTGATTTCAGACAAGAAGTAGAGGAATTAGCAAGGGTATTAGGCAATGACTTAAATGTTAATATAAAAGATTATATTAAGTTATTAAAAGACAAGAAAATTCTTGATGAAGAATTGTTAAAAAATGCTGATAAGATAAATGATTATGAACGTGAATTAAATACTCTTACTGAACGTAGACTTTCTTTAGAGAAAAGAAGAATAAGTGCTTTTCGTAAGAGAAAAATGCTTGAATCAATTCAAAAAAGAGAAATAGAACTACAATCTAAAATATTAAAGATATATGAAACAAGTGCTGATGCTGTAAATGATTATAAGGAAAGTAAAGATGATGCGACAAAAGCAGATGCCGATAGTTTAAAGGGTTTAAAAAACGAACTAAGTATATTAAAGAAAAGAAGAGAGGTATTATCAAAAACACCAGAAGACTACAAAAGGCTTTCTGTTGAAATAGATGCACTTCAAGACAAGATTGATGAAATTGAAGAGAAAAATAAAAGGAAGAAAGCTTTTGCTTTGATAACACCAGACAGCATTGAAAAACAAGTTAAATTTGGTAAAAAACTAATAAAAGCTGTCGCTAAATCAATGAATATTGAATTGGGTAAAAAACCAATAGATATAAACAAAGCATTAGACTTTAAATTAAGTGATGAGACTATAGAGGCTATAAAGAAGTATAATGAAGAGGTTGCAGGGCAAATGGCTTTAGAAGATAAGTTGTCTGAAACTCAAGAAGGCATTGAAAAATCAAAGAAAATATTAGGCACTATGACTGATTTTATGAATGCTCAATTTGATAGAGAAATGACTATTGAGGCTAATAAAACAAATGCTTTAAATGCTGAATTAAATAATAGATTACTTAACGAGAACCTATCAAAAGAAGAAAGAGCAAAAATACAAAATCAAATAGCTATAAATGATGAGAAATTAAGAAAAAAACAAGAAAAGATAGCTAAAAAGCAGTTTAATATGAATAAAGCTGCAAATATAGCAACTGCTTTAATGGATACTTCGGCGGCAGCCATAGGTGTTATGAAGGATGCTAAAGGTGGATTTTTTGCAAGATTAGCACAAGCATTACCTACGATTGCGTTTGGTTTAGCACAAGTAGCAACTATTTCAAGACAAAAATTTCAAACATCAGCAGCTAAAACACCTATACGTACAAGTACTGGTGGTATTGATGGTGGAGCAAGTGGTGGTCGTACAGCTCCTGTTTTTAACGTAGTAGGAATGTCTAATGGAAATCAGCTTGTAGAAACAATACAAACACAATTCAGCAAACCATTAAAAGCTTATGTTGTTTCAAGAGACGTTACTACTCAACAACAATTAGATGGTATGATTGTGGGTCAAGCAGGTACTTAAAATAAAACAAAATAAAACAAAACAAGTTATACATAATATAAATAAGTTAAATATGGAAGAATTAGATATAATAGAGTTATTTATAGACGAATCAAGAGAGGAAGATGGAATAGAGGCTATATCTTTGGTTGAGTTTCCTGCTATTGAAGAAAATTTTGTAGCTTTAAGTAAACATAAGGTAGAATTTAAGACTGTTGATTCTGAAAAAAGAATAATTGTCGGTTTAGCATTAGTTCCAAATAAACTCATATATAGACGTAAAGGTGATTATGAGTACAATATAACATTTTCACCTGAAACAGTAAGAAAGGCATCTGAATTGTATTTAAAACGTCTTAAAAACAATAATACAACTTTAGAACACGCTGAATTTACAGGAGGTGTATCTGTAATAGAATCTTGGATTGTGGAAGACCCTAAAAAAGATAAAACTGCTTTATATGGATTAAATGCGGTAAAAGGTGCTTGGGCAGTTACTATGAAGATAGATAATGATGAGGTATGGGAAGATGTTAAACAAGGTAAATACTTAGGATTAAGTATTGAAGGTATGTTTAGTGATAATGTAGAAGATGTTGAAGAAGTTGAAGCGAGTAATGTATTAGAAGAGATAAAGAGACTATTAACTGAGGATTTAGTAGAGTATCCCCACATTATGTATAATCCTGAAACAGGTGAAAGTGTTAAAATAATGAATGAAGAAGAACACGACAAATACACTAAAAAAGGGTGGGTACACACTAAGCCTAAAGAATACTCAGAACAAGAATTAAAATCTTATAGCGATTATCCACAAGCCGCAACAAACAATGCAAAGAGGGCATTAAAATACAAGAAAGAAAATGGAAGTTCTTGTGGTACAAGTGTTGGATGGACAAGAGCAAGTCAGTTGGCTAACAGAGAGCCTTTGAGTAGAGATACTATAGCGAGAATGGCATCTTTCAAAAGACATCAACAACATAAAGACGTACCTTATTCAGAAGGTTGTGGCGGTATTATGTGGGATGCTTGGGGTGGTTCAGCAGGTGTTAATTGGGCAATATCTAAACTAAAAAAGATAGACAATGAGGGCTAAATATTGCAAATGTAAAAACACTTATTCTATTGATTGTGATAAGTACACCAAGACAAGAAAGTGTAGTACAGATGAGTATTGGAAGCAAGGTATAGGCTCAATTCATAAGCAAGAAGAAGAGTAAAATACGACAGTAAATTTTTAAATAGTTATATTAATATAAACCAATAAGTATGAAAGCGACAGAAATCCTTAACAACGTTAAAGAGCTTTTAAATCTTTCTAAAGAAGAAATGAAAGTTGAAGACGTTGCAGTTGAAGAATCAGTAGAATTATCTACAGAGGAAGTAGCTGAAAAAGTAAAAGAGGAAGTAGAAGAGGTTGTACTTGCTGATGAACCTAAAGAAGAGGTTGTAATCGAAGAGGAAGTTGAAGCTCCTGAAATGAGCTACGCTACTTCTGACGAATTAGCAGCAGTAAAATCAGAACTACTTGCTATGATTAAAGCATTAATCGAAGATAAGCCAATGGGGGAAGTTGAAGAAGTTCCTGAGGATTTATCTAAAAAAGAAGAAGTTGAGTTATCTGAAAATGTAGAAGAAGTTGTACATTCTCCTGAGGCTCAAGTTGAAAAGAAAAAGAATTTATTATCAAACCCAAACAAATCTATGACTATCGAAGAGAGAGTTAATAGAATGTTATTTAATTAAAATTAGACAAAATGGCTACTACAACAAGTATTACTACAACTTACGCAGGAGAATTTGCAGGGAAATATATTTCTGCTGCTTTACTTTCTGGTAACACTATTGCAAATGGTGGATTAACTATCCGACCAAACGTAAAGTTCAAAGAGGTTGTTAAAAGATTGGAATTAGATGGTATCACTAAGAATGGTACTTGCGACTTCAATGACACTTCAACTTTAACTTTAACTGAAAGAATCCTTGAACCAAAGGAATTACAAGTTAACTTAGAATTGTGTAAGAAAGATTTCCGTTCTGATTGGGATGCAATCCAAATGGGATATTCTGCATTTGACAACTTACCATCTTCTTTCCAAGACTACTTAATCTCTTATGTTGCTGCTAAAGTAGCACAAAAGAATGAGCAAAACATATGGGCAGGAGCTGATGGTGAAGGTTCATTTGATGGTTTTTCTACTTTATTAGCTTCTGATGCTTCTTTACCAGCAGCACAAGAGGTTGCAGGAACTACAGTAACTGCTGCTAACGTTGTTGATGAGTTAGGTAAAGTAGTAGATGCAATTCCTTCTGCTTTATATGGTAGAGATGACTTATTCATCTATGTTTCTCAAAACATCTTTAGAGCTTACAAAAGAGCTTTAGGTGGATTCCAAGCTAACGGACAAGGTGCTGCTGGTGTAGGTTCTCAAGGAAACAACCAAGATATCAACATCTTATACTTTGATGGTGTAAAAATCTTTATGGCTAACGGATTAGCAGCAAACACTGCTATAGCAACTACTAAAGATAACTTACAATTTGGAACTGGTTTATTATCAGACCACCAAGAAGTAAAAGTTTTAGATATGGCTGACTTAGATGGTTCTCAAAACGTAAGAATCATTATGAGATTTACTGCTGGTGTACAGTACGGAGTTGTTGAAGACATCGTAACTTACGGAATCACCAACTCTGCTAACTAATAATTAGCTCAATTAAAACTAAAGGGGTAGGTGGTCAATCTGCCTACCCTTTTTTTATAACTAATAATTAAAAAATAAATATTATGGCTTGTGATATTGCTTTAGGTAGAACAGAACCTTGTAAAGATAGTGTTGGAGGTATAAATGCAGTTTATTTTGTAAATTACGGAGATATTACCTCTGTTACTTACGATAGCACTAACACAGATGTTGTAGAATCTGTTGGTGGAACTCCAAATGCTTACAAGTACGAGGTTAGAGGAAACTCTACCTATACAGAAAACATTCAATCAAGTAGAGAAAATGGAACTACTATGTTTGAGCAAGTGTTAGAATTAACACTTAAAAAATTAACTAAAGAAGACCACAATACAATTAAGTTGTTATCTTTTGGAAGACCTAACATTATAATTGAAGACAATAATGGTAACGCATTTATTTCTGGAATCGAGTATGGTTCTGATGTAACAGGTGGTACTGTTGTAACAGGTGGTGCTATGGGAGACCTAAGTGGTTACACTTTAAGTTTTACAGGTATGGAAAAGAAACCAGCTAATTTCATTGAGATTGCTTCTGCTGGAAACACTGCTGAACAAAACATTACAGCGGCAGGATTTACTATTGTTTCATAATGATAGTAATTTTCATCAAATCAATTAAACCCTACCTTTTCGGTGGGGTTTTTTAATGAAATAAAACAAAAATAAATTATTTAGTTATCATAGTATGTTAATATTACAACCAACAGCAGGGGATAAAACAATAACTATTGCACCGAGAAGCTCAGACTTATCAGGTGTGTTTGTTTTAAACATAAGAAGGGATGGTGATGGTAAAGAGGAATCTATAACGAATGCTACTTTTAGCAATATAGTTAATTTCACTCAAGTTACTTTTCAGTCTTCAATTCTTGAAGAGGATTCTACTTACTATTTAGAAATATCTAAAGATAGTGAGCTTTGGTATAGAGACAAGATATACGTAACTTCTCAAACTGCTTCTGAAAGGGTAACTGAGAAACACGAAATAGGTAATGGCACTATTTACAAGCCTTATAGTACAGTAGATGATAACACATACATAATATAATGAGTTCAAGTAAGAAAAATACAGTTAATAAAGAATATAAGGATAGCATTAGAGTTGTTAATATGTCTTCTTATCAAGTTCCTGAAATAAAGGAAGTTCATAACAAAGAATGGATTGCATTTGGCGACAATAATGATTATTTTGACAATCTTATAGATAGATACCTTGATAGTCCTACTAATGGTAGATGTATTAATGGTATTGTTGATATGATTTATGGAAGAGGTTTAGAATCTACTAATTCAGATTTATTTCCTGAGGATTATATTAGAATGAAAAAACTTCTTAGACCAAGAGAAATCAAAAGACTTGTTAATGATTACAAGTTATTAGGTCAAGGAGCTATGCAATTAACATATAATAAAGCTAAGACAAAGATATTAAAAGTATCTCACTTCCCTATGGAAACGCTTAGAGCTGAAAAAGCTAATAAAGGTATTATAAAAGCTTATTATTATCATCCATCTTGGAAAGATTGTAAAAACTCAGACAATCCTAAAAGAATACCAACATTCGGTAATGGTAGTAAATCTCAAGTAAACGAACTATATATATTCAAACCTTATAGAAGTGGTTTCTATTATTATTCAACAGTAGACTATCAATCTTGTTTACAATATACTGAATTAGAAGCAGAGGTTTCAAATTATCATTTATCGAATATAGAGAATGGATTACAACCAAGTTTATTTATAAACTTTAATAATGGGATACCTAATGCTGAAACTCAACATTCTATAGAGAGTAAGATTAATCAAAAGTTTAGCGGTAGCTCTAATAGTGGTAAGGCTATTATTGCGTTTAACGAATCAGCAGATACTAAAGCCGATATAGAAGCTATCCATTTACCAGATGCTCACGCACAATATCAATTCTTATCTGATGAAGCAAGAGAGAAGATAATGTTAGGACACGGAATTGTTTCTCCTATTCTTTTAGGTATTAAAGATAATACTGGATTCGGTAACAATGCGGAAGAATTAAGAACTGCATCTGTACTAATGGATAACGTAATTATCAGACCATTTCAAGATGGTATTATTTACGGATTAACAGAGATACTTGAATTTAACAAGATATATCAAGATTTATATTTTATAACTCTACAACCAATAGAATTCACAGAGTTAGACAACGTATCTACTAAGATTAGAAAAGAAGAAGAAACAGGTGAAAAATTATCTGCCGAAGAAAATAAAGACTTCTCAGAAGAGGAGGGTGATGATATGATTAGTCAATTAGAGGCTTTAGGAGAGGTTTTAAGCGATGATTGGGAGGTAGTCCATAGTGAGATATACCAAGACGAAAATGAGTCCGTTAAAATGGCTGAAATTAAGTATTCTGATAAAGCATCTTCTGAGGATGATGGTGTATATAAAATTAGATACGCTTATATGCCAGAGAGAAAGTCTCCTAATAGTAGAGATTTCTGTAAGAAAATGGAGGTTTTAACAGGTAGAAAAGTGGTATTTAGAAAAGAAGATATTAATATGATGTCTTTTAGAGGTGTTAATAAAAAGTTAGGTCATAAAGGTAGAAACTATAGTTTGCTAAAATATAAGGGCGGAAAAAACTGTCATCACTATTGGGAGTTAAGGGTTTACAAGAAGAAAGATGGTAAGCAAGTTGATTCAGATAATGCTTATGCTAAAGGATTGAAAGAGCCTAACAACCCAAGTGAAATGGGGGAAAGAATGATAGATAGAGCAGATAGAGGTGCTTATAGAAGCACTTTAAATAAAATAAGAAAGACTTTAGGCATATGAAAGCATTATTCATAACAATACAAGATTTAAAGGCTAAATCAATAATTAGTGGTAGTACTGATGCGGATAAACTTATTCACTTTATTGAAGTGGCACAGGATATTCATATACAAAATTATTTAGGAGGTAACTTATATGATAAACTACAAGCTTTAATAATATCAGGTGATATTGACTTACCTGCTAATAGTGATTATAAAAGCCTTAGAGACGATTACATAAAACCAATGTTAATATGGTTTACTCAAGCTGAATACTTCCCTTTTTCTATGTTTAAAATAGATAATGGGGGTGTATCGAAACATAGAGGGGAAGATTCTGATTCTGTTAATTATAGTGATATTGATAGAATGATGAGTAAGATTAATGATAGAGCTGAATTTTACACTAAAAGGTTTATAGATTACATTTGCTTTAACAGTAATAAGTACCCTGAGTATAATAACAATAGTAATGGAGATATGTACCCTGACAAAGATGCTAATGAATTCTCAAGTTTTGTTTTATAATGATTGGCAAAAAAAAGACATATAAGACAAAAACAGTTAATATAATAAAGCTAAATAGCTTTTATAACGAGTTTAATAAAGATAAAAAAAAGAATAATGGCAAACGAAATATACAATAGAACTTGGTGGGGATTACCAACTCCAGATGGATGGGGGAACATTTACTATCCATATATAGACCCTACACCTTTCATTGAGATAGTGTCAGAAATTGGAGACTTTTTACTATCAGAACAAGGCGAATATATAATAATAGAATAAACTTAAAAAAAATGGCTACAATAAAATTTTCAGCTTTCACAGCAGAAACAAATCCTACAAACATAGACTTTCTTGTAGGTTACGAAGGTACTACAATGAAAAAGATTGACCCTGCCAATCTTGGTGGAGGAGCAACAGATTTAAATGGTTTAACAGATTGTTTAGTTGATACCGAATCACTTTACGTTGGAGAAGTACCAAGCGGATTAAGTGGAAATCCTCAAAGTAATACTGTTCTTGGTATTGATGCAGGTGTAAGCTTAACAACTGGAGACAGTAATACTTTAATCGGTAATAACGCAGGAGATTCTATAACTGGAGGTACAAATAGTGTTGCAATAGGTTTTGATGCATTAGCCAGTATCACAACTGGTGGAAGTAGCGTTGCAGTAGGTACAAGAGCCTATAAAAATGGAACTTCTGGAGCAAATGTTTACATTGGTAATAGTGCTGGAGAAAATGCAAATAATGGCGCATTCCAAATAGGTATTGGAGTTTCTGCTGGATTCAACAACACTGGAGGAAGTAGTATTGGAATAGGTTGGTTTGCTAATAGAAATAATTCAGCAACTGGCACAATCTCAATAGGACATCAAGCAGGTTACTCAAACACTTCTGGAGCATTTAACACAAATATAGGTTATCAAGCAGGATATTCTAATACAACTAATCCAAGTACTTTAAATATTGGTTATGAAACTGGTTTTTACTCAACTGGCTCTTATAATACTTTTTTAGGAAATAAAGTTGGTTTTGGGTCAGCAGGTAATACAACTGGAGAAAGAAATGTAGGTATTGGAGAACTTGCATTAAGCGCACTAACAAGTGGTTATAGAAACGTATCTATTGGTATGAACAGTGGTCAATCAATTAGCACTGGTAATCAAAACGTAATAGTAGGAGAATTTGCAGGTTCAACTTTAACAACTGGAGCAGACAATATTATTATAGGACAAAACGCACAATCAAGTTCAGCTTCGGTATCTAATGAAATAACTTTAGGTGCTTCAAATATTACATCTTTTAGAATCCCCGGAATCCAAAGCGGAGCAAGTGATGGCGATGTTTTAACATTTAATTCAAGTGCAGGTAAATTAGAATTACAAGCTGGTGGTGGCGGAGGTGCTTCTGACTTGAATGGATTGAGTGATTGTTTAGTAAATGCTCAAGGTAATCAATTTATTGGTAACGTTCCGCCAAGCATAACAAGTACTGCTAATCATAATACTTCTTTGGGGGTTGATGCTTTAAATGGAATTACCACAGGAGATTACAATACTTCTGTGGGAAAATTATCTTTAAATACCAACTCAACTGCTTCATTTAATACTGCTTTTGGTTATGGAACATTACAACACAGTAATACAGCCAGTTCATCTGGTTTTGGTTACAGAGCTGGTTGGTTAGCAACTGGACAGTACTCTGAATATATGGGCTTTGAATCTGGTCGTAGTAATACTGCAAGTGGTCATATCGCAATAGGTTACCAAGCTGGTTATTCAAATACTTCTGGAGGCGGAAATACAAATTTAGGTTTTGAATCTGGATATCAAAATACTACTGGTTATAATAATACAAATTTAGGTAATAAAGCTGGAAAATTTAATAGTGGTAATAATAATTTGAATATAGGTTATCAAGCTGGTTCTAAATCATCACAAGCTGGTGATTACAATGTTTATATAGGTTCGTTTTCTGGACAAGGCAATGCTGGTTCAACTTCTTACAATACTGCTGTTGGTGGTAGGGCTTTAAGAGATGTTACAACTGGTTCAAATAACGTAGCTTTAGGTTATCAATCGTTATATTCAGAAACATCTGGACAAAGAAATACAGCTATTGGTTATGAGGCATTAAAAAATCAAAATCAACAATTCGCAGCACATAATACTGCTGTTGGATGGCAAGCTGATGATGGTAATACAAATGGATATTATCGTACAAATATAGGTGCTGCAACTGGACAAGGGAATGCGACAGGAACAAACGTAACTAATATTGGGTATCAGGCAACTGAAAGTTCAGCAACTGCTTCAAACGAAATTACTTTAGGAGATTCTTCTGTTGCTACTTTACGTTGTGCTGTTACTTCTATAACTTCACTATCTGATGAAAGAGATAAAACAGATATAAAAGATTTAGGATATGGACTTGCTTTTATTGATGCTTTGCAGCCAAGAGAATTTGTATGGAATAATAGAGCAGAAACAAACAAAGATGGAGAAGAATTTTACTCATCTAATAAAGGTAAAAAAGACTTTGGGTTTATAGCACAAGAGGTTAAGGAATTAGATAACGATACTTTAAGATTAGTGTATGATGAAAACCCAGATAAGTTAGAATTAAGTTATGGAAAACTTGTACCAATTTTAGTACAAGCCATAAAAGAATTAAAAGAAGAAGTAGAATTATTAAAATCATAAATAAATAAAAAATGTACAAGAACGTAATAACAACGGAAAACACAGAAGAAAGCCACAAAGAGGTAATTACTTCACAGATACCAGACCAACTATCAAAGATAGGTTCTGATGAAAATGTGGAAGCAATCAAAGAACATTTTAAATGGGTTTTAGCAAATGACTTTTACAAAGATGAGTTAAGTGCTGAACAAATTGCAGAAATGGAAAGTTATTTACCAAGTGACTATCAAGAAGAATATCAAGATTTACCAGTATAAATTAAAATTAAAATTATGGAGATTACGCAGGAACAGATTACAAGAGTAAACCAAGTTATCAACAGTATGCCTATCGCAGTATTGCCATTGGCACAAGAAATCGTAAAAATACTAAATGAATCTATTCCAAAAGAAGAGGAATAAAGTAATATGAGTAATAAGCCAAAATTAGTATTAATACCATCCGCACAAGGCACAAAGTTTTATTCCGTAGCACCATTAAGTGGCGCAGGGGATTTTACTTTTTCTCGTAGTGGTTCAGCAACAAGAACAAACTCACAAGGACTGATAGAAACAGTTGAAAGTGGGATATCACGATTAAATTACAATTTAATTAGTGGTAGCGTTGCAGGGTGTCCGCACCATATATTAGAACCGCAGAGAACGAATTTAATAATCGAAAGTCAAGATTATAGTGATAGTGGGTGGGTGGTATTTGATGCGACAAAAGAACCTAATACGATAATAGACCCATCTGATACAAATACAGGGTGTAGAGTTACAGCTACATCTGGAGGTAATAAGGTTATTCAACAAGTAGTTACAGTTACTGCTGACCCTACAAACGCCAGAGTTTATACAGGAAGTATTTATATTAAAAGTTCAAATACTACAAGCTGTTCATTAAGGGTTGGAGATACTACAACAGGAAGTCAAGAAGCAATAACTATAAGTGATAAATGGCAAAGGTTTGACAGACAATACACTTTAGGTGCAACTTTTACGTATATTAGATTAGGTGTTATACTTGATAACGAAGATGATGTTATAGATATTGCTTTCGGTCAAGTAGAATTAGGAAACTACGCTACAAGTTACATACCAACGCAAGGTAGTATAGCTACTCGTAATGCAGAGACTTGTGATAGCGACTTTTCATCTTTACCAACAGTTGCAAATACAAATACAGTGCTTTTAAAATTTATTCCTATGGGAATTGATACTGATTTTTATGAATTATTAAGGTTTTCTGATGGAACTAATGAAATAGCTTTAGAGGGGTTTGCTCCTAATAATTATGATATTTACGGAAGTGGTTTACTTTCCAGTGGAATGGTTGATGGTGTTTTATCTTTAAATGCAGGTAGTATAAATACTATTTCTTTTTCATACAGTGGAACGTCTTTACGATTTTCGCATAACGGAAGTACAATCGCTACAACAACACCAACTGGAAATTTACCAACAATTACAGAAATATCACATA